AGGGTGGCAGGTGGAGGTGTGGAGCTATCGCAAGATGACCAATGGCAGGTACGCCAGAAGGGTGGAGCTCATCAATGACCAGGTCGGCAATAAAGACAAGCGAACTGCTGCAGCGTCTACAGGAGTACGCGTTGAGCGGGGACATGGACCAGGGCAAGCTGCGGGCAGCCGAGCTACTGCTGCGCAAGGCACTGCCTGACCTGGCCCCAGAACAGCCTGAAGATGCAGACCAAACGCAGCGTTCTATTGAAGTCGTCTTCGTCCCATGGGGGGCCGGGAGTCCAGGTCCACTTCAGACCCCACCAGCTGCAGGTCTACCAGGATCTGAGACGGTTCAACGTCCTGCTGGCACATAGACGGTTCGGCAAGACAGTGCTGGCCATCGTGACCCTGATCCTCAAGGCCCTGGAGTGCCGCTCCAGCATGCCCCAGGTGCACTACTACTGCCCCACCTACAGCCAGGCCAAGCGGGTGGCCTGGTCCTACCTCAAGGAGTTCAGCCGTGAACTACCAGGCACGAAGTACCACGAATCTGACTTGAAGGCGACCCTGAAGACCGGCGCAGTGATCCAGCTGGGCAGTGCAGAGAATCCAGACGCCAGCCGGGGCATATACAGTGACTTCGTGGTGCTGGATGAGCCTGCGCAGATGCCCCCCGAGATATGGTCCAGCGTCCTGCGTCCTGCCCTGTCCGACCGCCGGGGGGGGATGCTGATGATAGGCACCCCAGCAGGGCGGCACGGCCTGTTCTATGACAGCTACACAGAGGCCCAGGACCAGGTGGACTGGTGGCGTGGCATCTTCCGGGCAGACCAGACCAGGATCGTGGATGAGGTGGAACTGCAGTCCAACCAGCGCAGCCTGTCCAAGGCCCAGTATGAGCAGGAGTTCCTGTGCAGCTGGGATGCTGCCCTGAAGGGGGCCTACTGGGCTGATGCCATGGACAAGCTGGACCAGGCAGGCTCCATCGGCGAGTGGGGCCACATACCTGGCCAGCAGGTGCATATTGCCATGGACCTGGGCATGGCAGACGCCACAGCCTGCTGGTTCTACCAGGTGCGCGGCAACCAGGTCACGGTCATCGATTTCGCGGAGTACACCAACATGGGGCTGCCCGACATCGTGGCCGATTGGCGTGCCAGGCCCTACCTGTACGGCAAGGTGGTGGCCCCGCACGATGTGAAGGTGCGCAGCCTGTCCACCGGACAGACCAGGAAGCAGACGCTGCAGGATCTGGGGTGTGATGTGGTGGTGGCACCTGACCTGTCCAAGGCAGACGGTATCGAAGTGGCCAGGACGTTCCTGCCACGCTCCAGATTCAACAGGGACAAGTGCAAGCATGGGGTGGAGGCCCTGCGCCAGTACAGATCAGACTGGGAGGAAAAGCGCGGAGTGCTGAAGCTGACCCCCCTGCATGACTGGACCAGCCATGCAGCGGACGCATGGCGCTACCTGGCAATCACTGGTATTGAAACCTTGACCAATTCATGGTCCACTCTGGACTACTCAGCCATGGACTCAACCAGATGCGCCTGACCCAAGACGAAATTGCAGCCATTGTGCTGCGGGAAATAGACCTGGCCCAGGGGCATGATGCAGATGTCCTGGCCACCAAGAGGCAGAAGGCCCTGGACTACTACGCGGGCAAGTTGCCAGCTGCCAGCGCAACAGCGGGCCGCTCGGGCATTGTGAGCATGGATGTGGCAGACGCTGTGCATGCCCTGATGGCCCAGGTCGGCCCCATCGTCAAGACCACCATGGTCGAGTTCGAGCCGGAATCAGAGCAGGACGAGCCACAGGCCCAGGCTGAGTCTGACTTTGTGCGCAAGCTGATAGAGCGGGCAGAAGGGTACAGGACCATCTTCGATGCAGTGCATGATGCCGGGCTGATCGGCAACGGCTGGCTGAAGGTGTCCGTAAAGGAAGCTGACAAGGTCACAGACGATGAATACCCGCCAGACCTGAGTGCGGAGCAGACCTACGCACTGCAGCAGCCAACGGCCCCCAACCAGGTGGTGGACATCAAGCCCATGGCCACGCTCACTAGAGTGACCAGGACCACCAGGTCAAAGTCTCTGCGCTTTGAGTGCATCCCCCCCGAGAACATGCTGTTCAGTGAGGGCATCGGAATGTCCGAGTTGGACCAGCTGCGCTTCGTGGGGGAGGTCAAGCTGCTGACGGTGTCCCAGCTGCGCAAGATGGGGGCATCTGAGGAAGTCATCGCCCAGTGCAAAAACTACAGTGCAGGCACTCGCAGCCAGGCCCAGGTGGCCAGGCAGGGCATCTACGCCAACCAGTCCCAGAACCAGGCTGTGCAGGAGGCCGAGCAGCTGAAGATGGTGTACTGCTGCTACTTCAGGCTGGCCCTGGATGATGGCCTGAAGTCGCAGCTGATGCACATCTGGATCGGCGGCTCCAAGGTGCTGCTGCAGGAGCAGGCCCAGGCTGTGCCGTACATCTGCGGTTCCATGCTGCCCATGCCCCACCGGGTGCAGGGTACTGGCATGTATGAACTGCTGGCCAGCGTCCAAGATGGAAAGACTGAAGTACTGCGCAGCTTCATGGACAACCTGGGAGTGATGAATGCCAGCCGAGTGGGGGCGGTAGAGGGCCAGGTAAACATGCAGGACCTGACCAGTGGCCGGATCAATGGCGTGGTGCGCCTGCGGTCTCCAGATGCCCTGGTGCCACTGCCAGCCAGCGACATCGGGCCCCAGGCCATGGCCGGGCTTGGCTACCTGGACCGGGTCAGGGTGCAGCGGGCTGGGTCCAGCCTGGACCTGAACGAACTGCAGGGACAGATCATGAAGTCAAGCGCCACGGCCGCAGCCGGGCAGCTGGCCAGCGTAGAACAGATGGCCGGATGGTTTGCCACCAACCTGGTGGAGACCCTGATCAAGCCCGCCTACCTCATGGTGCACCAGCTGCTGCGCAGTGAACTTGCAGGGCCGGTCGGGGCCAAGATCAGGGGCAAGTGGCAGCAGACAGACCCGGGCCAATGGCCCGAGCGAAGCAATCTGCAGGTGCTGATGGGCATGACCACTACGGAGAAGATGGCCAGGGTGCAGTCCCTGGCCCAGGTGCTGATGCAGCAGGCCCAGGTGCTGCAGATGGGTGGTGGGGGCATCCTGGTGGACAACGGCAAGATCTATAACGCCATGGCCGACTGGTGCCGGGCCAGCGACCTGTCCAGCCCTGACCAGTACCTGATAGACCCCACTGGGGAGGAAGCTACGCAGGCCCAGCAGTCCAAGGCACAGCAGGCAGAGCAGGCCCAGCTGGCCCAGCAGCAGGCCAAGCAGAAGGAATACGAGTTTGAACTGGAGAAGCAGCGCCGAGACATTGAGTACAAGATGTGGTCGGACGAGTTGCAGGCCGACCTGGATGAGGCCAAGATCACGGCCGACGCCCTGGTTAAGAAACACCAGACCAATACCCAGATGGCGGTGGCAACGATGCCAGAGGCCAAGGACGACAATGAACCGTGACGAACTACTGCAGCTGGTGGGGGAGTCACTGCAGGCCACAGAGGGCTATCTGCTGAGCAGCATTCGATCAGACCGTACCAGGCGAACGGAACTGCTGGCCATGCTGGATGTGCTGCCCCTGCTGGCCACTGACCTCATCAATAATCTCAAGGAACACCTGGATGCAAAGTGAACAAACCCCAGTAGCGCCGCCAGCGGCACCGGCAGCGGCAGCGGCACCGATCAAGGTGCCCCTGGATGCCATGGGCAAGCAAGAGGCGATAGATGCCCTGCTGCGCGGTGGTGCGAGTGCGCCTGCAGTGGGGACAGAACCAATACCTGAGAAGGTGGAGCAAGGGGCTGGAGAGATACCAGCAGACCCAGAGGCTGAGTCAATCCCCGAGGGGGGCCAGGTTGACTACGCACTGGAAGTGCCATTGGCAAGTGGTGAAAAGGTGACCCTGGGTAAGCTCAAGGACGCATACCAGGAGCAGGCGCAGGCCATCCTGGCACTGTCCGAGCGAGAGCAGGCAGTTGACCGCAAGCTGGACGAACTGCGTGAACTGGCCGATGTGCTGCAGGCACTGCCCCCTGAGAAGGTGGAGCAGAAAGTGCATGAGCGTCGGGAATATGCACGCACGCAGCACCAGGCCATGCTGGAAGTGATCCCAGCCTGGCAGGACCCTGCAAAGTTCGAAGCTGGACGCAAGGCCATCCATGACCTGGCAGCAGGTTACGGGCCGGTGGCCCAGCGACTGGCCGGCCAGGTACTGGACGCGCCTATCGTCAAGATGCTGCATGACTTTGCAAGCCTGAAGGCAGCTGTGAAGGCAGCCGGGCAGATCAAGCCCACCAGGCACCCCGAGCCAGCAGCTGGCAGGCCCACCATGACACCACAGACCCAGACGGCAGCCCTGATAGCCAGGGCAAAACAATCCAAATCCGAGTCTGACCAACAGGCTGCAATTTCCGCAATTCTCAAGAGGTAACCAATATGTCTTCTACCAATACCGACCACGCAGAAGCCAGTTCTGCTCTTGTGGGGGGTGTCATCCGAGAGGATGTCATGTCCCAGATCTGGGACATCTCAGACTACCCGCTGCCTTACACAGACATCATCGGCAAGGGCACCCACTCCAACCGCAAAGTGGAGTGGACCGAGGACACCCTGGCAGCCCCGGTGACCAACAATGCCGTGGTGGACGGGGCAGATGTCAGTGCCAACAATTCAGTATTGCCCACTCGCCTGGCCAACTACACACAGATCAGCGTGAAGGAGGTGCAGCTGTCGCACAGCGTCCAGGCTGCGGACAGCATCGGCAACAGTGGCTCCATGTCCTACCAGATTACGGAACGGCAGAAGGAGCTGCGCCGTGACATTGAGGCGCAGATGCTGACCCACCAGGCCAGCTTGGCGGGGGACGGCAATACTGTTGCAGGGATCAGTGCGGGCATCGGTGCCCAACTCAAGACCAATGTGTCGGTCGGCGCAACTGGGGCAGTGGGGGGCTTCAATACCACCACGGGGCTGTTCGTTGCACCGACACCCGGAACGAAGCGGGCACTGTCTGAGGCGACCATTCGTGACATCTTGCAGCAGATCTACCAGCAGGGGGGAAACACCAGGCTGCTGATGGCGCGTCCTGTGGTCATCCGTAAGCTGTCGGAGTACCTGTTTACCAGCACGGCCAAGGTGGCCAACATGCAGACCACCACCAACCAGCCGGGCAGTGCCAAGTCGGCCATGGCTGCATACGGGTCGGTAAACGTCTTCATCACTGACTTTGGTCAGACGGTGGACCTGGTGGCCAATCGGCTGCAGGCTGCAGACGCTTCAACTGTGAGTTCCATGTACATGCTGGACCCATCGCACCTGCGCCAGTCGTTCCTGCGGGGCTACCAGACCGAGCCACTGGCAAAAACTGGCCTGTCCGACAAGATGCTGATGTCGGCGGAGTACAGCATGCTGGTGCTGAACGAAAAGAGCCAGGGGGCCATCCTGGCCATTGATGAAGCCCTGGCAGTGGTGGCGTAGTCACTGGTAATCCGCAATGGGCTGGCTGACATGGATAGACCACCGGGCTGAACCATACCGTGCGCAAGTAAGGCGCGGTGTGGTTCGGGACCTGGGGCATGGGACCATGCGCCCAGCCCTGCACCTGACAGACCTGGAGCACGCATACCTGCAACGCAACAATCCAGAGCTGGGCCAGGAGGACAGCAGGCTGCGCAGTGCGGCCTGGCTGAAATTCATTACAAGCCATGACAGTGACCCCTACAAGGTGCAGGCCCACATATGAGCATGATCCACTTTGGCAGACAGGTGCAGGGCCGCGCAGTGCAGCGTGGCCAGCCCATAAGCCTGCCCCCCTTCACATACGCCAGGCCCAGGCCCACTGGGAGGCTTGCAATCACTGGGGCTGATTCCATGGAGAACTGCCCCCCTGGCACCGTGCTGGGACTGTCCCTGCCCACCTGGACTGGCAGCCCTACCCTGTCCTATCTGTGGACCTTGGACAATGTCCCAGTGGGCACGGCCGCCACCTACACAGCCCCAGCGTCTGGTGGGACCATCAGGTGCAGGCAGACTGCAAAGTTTGCCAGTGGCCTGGCCAACACAGTCACCAGTGAGCCGGTTTATGTGAACCTGCTGGCCAGCTACCAGCCCCCTTTGGGGGCCAGCTGGATCAAGATCAACTGTGTGGAGAGTGACCAGACCACCTTTGCCAGGGAAACATCATCCGCCAGCAGTGCTTTCTACATTGTCCAGAACGTATCCACTGGCCTGGTGCTGGGGCAGTCGTATGTCCTCACTGGTTCTGTCAGAAATGTGAGTGCCCCAACTGCAGCTGGTGGGGCCTACCTGTTGGCCCTGGAAAATTCCAGTATTGAAGTAGGCAGGACCCCATCCATCCCACCTGGTGGATCATCGTTCATCGTTGATGGTTTTGAGTTCAGTCTGACCACCACTGCCCAGGTGCAAATACGGGTAATGTCTGGTGCGCAGGCAGCCGGCCAGGTGTTTGAAGTGCAGTATGTACAGCTGCGCAGGAAACCAACATGAACTACGGCCAGCTGAAGACGCGCATTGCATCGGCCCTGCATCGCAGTGATCTGACCGACAGGATTCCTGACTTTGTCGGGGATGCCACGGTGCGGATCAACAATAGACTGGGCCTTGGCCTGGCTGACCTGGTGGCGGACGATGACACCAACCCGGTGCTGACTGACAGTTCCCTGCTGTACCTGTACGCAGGCCTGCAGGCGGGCTATGAGTACCTGAACAATGGGGACAATGCGCAGTACTACGGTCGCAGGTTCGAAGCTACGGCCGACATTGTCAACGTCACTGGCAACGACGCCAGCACTGACCCATACCTGGCAGCAGGTGTGCCCCCCTTCATCAATGGAGTGTCCTGACCATGTCACTTGAAGCCCCTGGGTTCATCACCGGCCTGGTGCCAAGCAACCCCACGTCCACAGATCCCAAGAGCCAGGGGGACGACCACCTGCGTCTGATCAAGCAGGCCCTGCTCAGCAGCCTGCCCGCCATTGATGCTGCCATGACAGTGTCCAGCGCAACCCTAAACGCACTGCCCGCTCGGGTGAGCTCACTGGAAGCTGTAACGGTGCCTACACCGGCCGATGCGGTGCCATTGGCGGCGACACTTGCGGGTGCTGTCGGTGTTGGCGTGGAATACGCGCGAGAGGATCATGTCCACCCAAGCGGGCAAGCAAGCGGGGATGTGTTGCAAACCAGACTGATGGCAAATAGTGGCAGCAGCACTGCCAGCGGCAGTTACGTCAATATGTCGGGTACGGCTTGCAGCATCACTCCAAGGCAATCGAACAATTTAATCCTGATCGAAATCAGTTTTGCGCCAGAGCTGGCCCCAGCCGGGGCGTCGCCTATGAGTGCCAGTTTTTCGGTCATGCAATCGAGCGTTGCAATAGGCAGTCCAAGGACTTTGACGGTCAGCACGACGCAAGGCCCGCAGGGGTTCTCGGTGCAGGTCCCGGGTTACATCAGTTGGTACATTCAGCCTGCGAACGTCTCACCACTGGCATTTACTTTGGCAGCCCATGCCACCGGCGGGACTGTTTATAGTGGGCCGCATGTCATCAAGGCAACGGAAATAGCGCCATGATGCACCTGGGTGCCCTGGTCCTGGTCTGCCTGCTGTGCGGGTGCACCGCAAAGACGCGCATTGAGTGCAAGGGGCAGCAGGTGGAGTGCTCCCTGGAGACCGGACGGGAGATCCTGCTTTGAAGTCCATCAGTTACCAGTCGTTCAAGCACACTGGCATAGTTACTGACCTGCCGCCGGAGGAGGTGCCACCGGGCAACTGGACGGGGGGCGGCAATATCCAGTTCCAGGACACCAGCACCAGGCGGGTGGGCGGCTACAAGTCCATGGTGACGCCCTCTGCAGCCCCCCAGTTCAGTGTCAACGTGGTGGTGGGGCCGGTGTCCTATTGGGTCTACTGTGGGGCAACCACTGTGCATGTCACAGACGGGGTGGCCAACTGGAACATCACACCCACGGGGCTGTCGGCCACGCAGGTGGGCGAGTGGTCCTGCGGCATCCTCAATGGGATTCCATCGTTTTCCAACGGCATCAACCCACCCTTTTACTGGGACCTGGTTACCGCCAACATCTGCAAGACGCTGCCAGGCTGGCCAGCAGGGGCAAGCTGCCGGGTGATCAGGGCCTTCAAGTTCCACCTGATGGCGATCAACGTGTTTGACGGCACCGGCCAGCTGGGCAGCACGGTGTGGTGGTCAGCATCCGCAGTGCCTGGTGCGGTGCCAACCGAGTGGACGCCCACGGCTGAAAACGATGCAGGCGACATTGACCTGGCAGACACACCTGGGGCACTGGTGGATGGCCTGGCACTGCGTGACCTGTTTGTGGTCTACAAGGACAACGCAACCTATGCGCTGTCCTATGTGGCCGGGCAGTACACCTACACCAGTCGCAAGCTATTCCTGACCAGTGGCCTGTCCAGCTCCAACTGCGTGGTGGAAATCAGCGGTGAACACTGGGTGTTCACTGGGTCAGATGTCATCAGGCACGATGGGCAGAACTTCTCCAGCGTGGTCCAGGACAAAACCAAGCACGGCATCGTGGATGCTATCGACCCCACAAAGGTGACGTGGTCCTGCGTGGCTGCCAACAGCAGGACGCAGCAGCTGTGGATCTGCGTGGCCACCCAGGGCAGCCCCTACCTGAACAAGGCCTGGGTGATCAACACGTTGACCGGCGACGCGGGCGAGCGTGACCTGCCACTGGTGGCGCATGTTGCACGGGGCCTGGTCGATGCGAACCCGCCAGACCTGCAGTGGGACACTGACAGCCAGGCCTGGGACCAGGACGTGACATTCTGGGACCAGCAGGCCTACAGCCCCAACAATGACAGCTTCGTCATGGCAGACGTGGACAGTGTGCAGCTGTGGGCAGTGGACCAGGCCGACACTGCCAACGGCCAGCCCATCTCAGCCTACTGTGAGCGACTGAGCCTGCCGATCAACGACAACATCCTGCGGGCACTGGTCACTGCGGTGGTGCCACGGCTGGAGGGGGAACCTGGTGAGGTCATCAGCATCCGGGTGGGTGGCCAGGCTTTCTTCAGCCAGCCCATCACCTGGTCAGACCCGCTGCCCTTTGTCATCGGGGTGGACGTGGCAGTCCAGTGTCTGGTGGAGGGACGGCTGATCAGTGTGAGGTTCGCAGGGAAGACAGCCAGGCAGTGGCGCATCTACAGCTACAAGTTGGCAGTGGTTGACCTGGGGCTGTACTGATGGCCACCAGTAAAAACAGCATCCTGCCCTACACACCAGGGGCCGCACCTGTTGGCAGCACTGACCCCAGCCTGGCCAGGGCCAGCTGGGACGAACTGTTCAGGATTGCCCAGGCCCTGCTGGACCTAGACCGGCCAGTGTCCCTGGTGGTGCTGGGCACTGACGTGCTTCAGGTGTCTGGAACTGCGCCATACGAGCGTCTGATAGATGAGACCGTGACCTACCCGTGGCAGTCCCCTGCCGGTCAGTTCAATGCTGCCACTGGAGTGTGGACGTGCCCACAGGAAGGCCTGTACCAGCTGTCGCCACGCATGGACGTGCCTGCATTTGCAACACCTTCTACCAAGTCCATCCTGGTCAGCCTGCGGGCCACCGTCACCACCAGCACGGTAGGCACCATCACATGGGACGATTCGGGGCTGGATGACACCCCCACCAGCGTGGGTGGAATGGGCCTGGTGGCCATGCGTGAAGGTGATGTGGTGTGGCTTGAGGGTTATGTGCAGCACCCCACCAAGTCAGGGCCCATCACGGTCCAGACCAGGATGCAGGTGTTGCGGGTAAGCGGGACCAGATGATGGCATTGATGCTCAAGACTGAACTGGTGCCGCCGTCCAAGGTGTCCAACCATTGGCGAGATGTGCGCGACTGGGTGTCGGCTGCGTGCGATGCGACGCATGGGGATCTGGTGCCAAGTCAGGTCAGGAAAAACCTGGACAAGGCAGGCCACAGGCTGGTGCTGCTGCGCATGGTGTCAGACAATGAGTTGGTGGGGGTCCTGGTGCTGGACCATACGGAGCCACAGCGCATGCACATCACCAACCTGGCCGGGCAGCTGCCACCCAAGTGGCACGATGACCTGTGGGTGCTGCTGCGCAGGCTGGCGCAGGACTGCGCGGCCACTGTGGTGACCTGCCAGGGCAGACGGGGCTGGGACAGAGTGCTGCCCAGCTGGGGGTTCGAACTGGCCAGTGATGGCGTCTATTTTCGGAGGGTCTGATCATGGGTTTCGGAGTACAGAAGGGCACCACGTCCAACCAGGCCAGCACGGCCGTGAACTATGGCAGCGATGTGTGGGGCCAGCAGGCCCCATTCCTACAGGACCTGTATGCCAAGGCCCAGGGCATGTCAGGCATGGCCAACCAGGGCCAGGGGGCCATGAACCAGGCCCAGCAGTCCCTGATGCAGATGATCCAGGGGCCTGGTGCCACTGACCCTACGCTGCAGGCCTACGGCAACCAGCTGGGGCGTCAATTCAGGGAACAGATCATGCCGGGCATGCGTGGGGATGCCATGGCAGCGGGGGCCTACGGTGGCAGCCGTGCCGGCATCGGCCAGGGCCTGGCAGCCGGACGTGCGCAGCAGCAGCTGCAGGACTTTGGTGCCCAGACCTATGCCGATCGGATGAACAGGCAGCTGGGGGCCAGCCAGGGGCTGCTGGAGGTGGGCCAGGCCCAGGCGCAGGCACCCTGGAGCAGCATGCAGCAGTACGCTGGGCTGCTGGGGCCTGCAGTGAACCTGTCCAAAGGCGGCTACCAGACCAGCAGCGGGGGCAGCAGAGGTGGCGGCGGGTTCAACATGCGTCTGTGGTAGTCACTGGTAACGAAAGGGCAGTTTATGGCCGGGCTACTGGACAACGACTTTATGCGGGTGCTGCTGTCTGGCAGCCCCTACATGCAGAGCAGGGAGCAGCAGCGCCGGGAAGATGTTCGCTCCAATGAGTACCGGGGCCTGCTGAGCATGTACCAGGACCAGGCTGCAGGATCGGAGCAGGTGGGGCCGGTCAACGTGCCTGGCGCACTGTCCAAGGATTGGCAGCCCCCGTCCCAGTTCTATGCCCAGGCAGCAGCCATCCCTGGTTACCAGGGGCTGGCCCAGGGTGCCCAGGCCAACCTGGGGGCCATGCAGCGCGACGTGGCAGGGCGCGACTGGTCCCTGCATAACGTGCCACTGGCAGAACAGCAGCGCATGACCCAGGCAGGTGACCAGTTCAACAGGTCACTGACGCAGAACCAGGCACAGTACCAGACCAGCTTTGACGAACAGAAGCGCCAGTGGGGCAGCATCAGCCCGGTGCAGCAGGCCAGTATTGACAGCCAGGCAGCAGCCCAGCGTACAGCCCAGGGCCAGCTGGGGGTGTCCCAGGGTCACCTGGACTGGGCCATGTCACCACAGAACCCTGTCAACGTGGCAGCATCCCAGCGTGGCCCCATGGGCCTGTCTGGCCAGCCCCTGGTGGACTTCTACCGGGGATTGCAGAAGGCTGACACCACTGCGGCCACTGCCATGGACGTGACCAACTACATGGAGCAGGCCACCACCGGGGGCAAGATTGCCAACATGGGCCACGCACAGGCAGTGGCCACAGCCTGGCAGCTGATTGCACCGGCCTACATTGCCAAGCTGTCCCAGACCGGGGTGATCAATCCGGGGGAGATGCCACGCATCCAGGGCATCATGGGAGATCCCACCAAGTGGTGGCAGCTGACGGAAGGGGAGCGGCGCAAGGTGGGCCTGATCAACCAGATGATGCAGGATGACCGCTCCAACGAGTACCAGCTGGCCGGGATGCAGGCACCGCCCATCCAGCCGGGCAGCTCTGCCCTGGCCAGGTCAGCCACAGCCATCAGCAACCAGGGGGAGCAGCCCAAGGGCAAGCTGAAGCACTGGAGCGCACCACGTCCTGGTGGTGCCCTGTCTGAGGGTGCTGGCCTGGTGGGGAGTCCCTGACCATGCCCAGTCCAGTCAAGCTGCAGCAGGACCAGGCTGGGGCCATCTGGGCCACAGCTCCAGGTGCGCCACCCAGGAAGGTGACGGAGCAGCAAGCTACCCTGATTGCCAGTGATGAAGGGGTGGCCACTGCGTTCATCAAGTCGGCAGGGGAGTCCCTGGGCCAGCTGGGCAGTGCAGCTGTGGGGATGCTGGGCAGCAGCTATGACCGGCAGCTGGCCGACCAGGCCCTGCAGCAGTCCAGGCAGACCCAGGAAGCGCGGGGCATGGGCAGCCCATTGGCCACGATGGCAGGCCAGGTGGCCCCAGATGTGGCAGCTGGGGTGGCCACTGCCGGGGCATCGGTGCCCGGCATGCTGGGGCTGGAGGCAGGCATTGGTGCGCTGCGCAGTCCAGAGAATCCACTGGCCGGTGCTGCACTCAATGCTGCCCTGGCCGGTGTGGTGCCTGGTGGTGCTGCTGCCTTCAGGGCCGCCCGAGCTGCGCTGCCAGAAGGTGCCCTGGGGGCTGTGGGGCGGCAGTTCGGCATTGGCCCCAGTGGCATGGGCATGGCGGAGGCAGGCGCACCTGGTGCAGCTGCAGTGTCCAGGGCTGACCGGGTGGCCAGTCGCATCGGTGCAGACATCCCTGGGGGTGGTGCGCCACCACTGGCAGCTGGTGAAGGCAGGATGCTGCCAGGCTACCTGACAGCCCAGGAACTGGAGCAGCAGGGCATCCCACTGACCACGGGCCAGCGCATGATGCTGGAGGCCAGGACGCCACAGCACCTGCAGACGGCCAATGCCCGCAGGTTCATGGAGGATCTGAACCAGGACGTGCCGGTGCTGGGGGGCAACGTGCGCCAGGTGAAGCAGGCGCAGGCAGGTGGCATGTCCCAGGTGGTGAAGCAGGAGCTGGGCATCACTGACCCTGGCATGCTGACCAACCAGGCAGTGGGGGCTGGGCTGCGGCGTGAAGGCCAGGCCATCGGTGCCATGTCTGAGGCCACCGGGCCGGTGCCGTTCGGCCCTGAAGCACGCGCGCAGATCCAGGGCATTGTGGACATGGCAGACAACACCCACCAGGGTGCGCTGCTCAAGCTGCAGGCCGACATTGAACGCGCAGCAGTGCGTGGTGGCAATGCGATAGAACCAAAGGACTTCCAGCAGCTGCACAGCAGGCTGGGCAAGCTAATTCAGGACGGCATTGGGGTGGAGGGTGCAGGCTCCAAGCTGCAGGACGTGGGGGCCATCCAGGCAGTGATGCAGCAGGCACTGGAGCAGGCACTCCCAGAGGCCAGCAGGGCCATGCTGCAGCAGCTGCGCTACAAGTACAGCATCCTCAAGACGCTGGGGCATAACGGGGTGATCAGCAACGTGACCAACGAAGTGAACCCGGTAAGCTTTATGAACCGTTGGAACGCAAGGAAGGGGCAGAGCCAGTGGAGTAAGACAGAAGACAGGCTAGGCAGGACAGCTGAGACCCTGGCCACCCTGCAGTCCCCGGTGGCCCATACGGGCAACACGCTGGTTAGGATGGTGGGTGGGATGCCGGCCAAGGTTGCATCCGGGGCAGGCACTGCTGTCCTGGTGGGAGCAGGCCTGCTGGCCAAGTCGTTGATTACTGGCTAACCCCACCAGAACAGGATGGCTGCAAGGCACCCGGCTGCCACCAGGCAGGCCCAGGTGGCCACGACGTCATGCCGGTGGGGGCTAGGTAGCCTGTCCTGCATTGCGCTGGTCCTGGGGGTCCTGGTCCAGGCCTGCGGGTTGTCCCGGAAGGTGGGCCTTTTCATGTCAGGTCCAGCCAGGGAGACATGCGGGTAAAAAGCTGGCGGGTCATGTGCACATCGTTCGCACAGTAGGCTGTCAGTTCATCCATCCTGCCACGCTGCCACAGGTCCCAGACCATGGACCCATCCACCTCTGGCATGGGGTCGGGGATGCCCAGCAGCCGGCACATGTCGGCCAGTCCCCAGCCCCTGGTGGGCGAGAGTGAGGGCTTCATGGCCAGCATGGTATCGAGCAGCTTGTCCCCCAACGTCCAGGGTTTCAATTTCTGGGGGTTCGGCAGGTAGGGTATGGCCACGTTGTGGCGCATGGCCTGTGCCCACAAAACAGGCAGATCGAAGCCCAGGACATTGTGGCCAATGAAGCGGAACCCCTCATGCGGCCGCATGTCGGCCTGGTACGCCAGGTCCGCCAGCTTGTTTCCCAGGTCCTGCAGCAGCTGCACGGGGGACTGGTGGGTCAGCACATCCACCCGCCCCCCTTCCATGGCCACTCCAATGGCGACCACCTGGGCATACAGGGGGTGCAAGGCCAGGCCACGCTCCAGGTCCATTGCCTTTTCCTTGCGGTACTCGGCAATCGTGGCGGGCTTGGTGTAGTTGGCTGGGGCCTGGACTGATGCAGCCAGATCCTCGGCCATCCAGGGGCAGCCTGGCACAGTCTCAATGTCAATGAATATGTTTCTCACGGTGTGGCCCCTTCAGGCAGTGCGACCATGTATTTGCTCTGGGTTTGCAGTGCATCGGACAGGTGGTAGATTGCAGAACGGTAATTCTCCCAGGCAGGGGAGGGCTTGCCCAACTTGTCCCAGGCCAGATCGGCCAGGATGCCAAGCACCCCCAGGGCTGTGGTCATGTCTTCGCAGGACAAACGGATGTTGGGGGCGTCCATTATCTGGTCCCCGTATCCCAGGGGGTGTCACCCTGCATATCGTCAAAACCCGACCCCATGCTGCCTTGCATGGATGGGTCATGTGCCGGTGTGCTGGCCTGGGGCATGGGCTTGCCCTGTGGCCATCCTGCAGGGGCTGCAGGGACTGCAGGGACCCGTGGCCGATTCTGGGCAGCCTGGGCAGCCCTGACCCTGACCCCACCGGTCAGCCTGCCCCCGTAGCCCACCAGGGGGTCACAGTAGACGTTGATCGGCTGGTTCACCCAGCGTGCTGAATCAGCCCCGTACAGTGCGACGATGACCCGCACATTGGTCTTATTGAGCAGCAGGGGCTTGTAAGAACCGTGGAAGTGCAGGGCGTACTTTTCAGTCTGGTCATCCCCCACGGTTTCATGGCTGACACTGCGCATCTGCAAATCCACCCCGGTGCCCTCGGGCACATCTTCCTTGGCCATCCACCTGGATGCCAGGACATCTTGCATGTTGAAGTTCATATGTGGTCTTTCGTAAGCACTGGCAAAACGCCAGCCTGATGCACCCCAGGGGGCGCAGCGTGGCTGGGGTCTAGGAGAACACCCCCAGGGCAGCCAGGATCAGCAGGGGAATGGTGACGTACCACCAGCGGAAAAAAGCCCCGACCAGGATGGGGGCGAATATGGCCAGGATGATGAGGATGGCAATCCCTTGGATCATGCTGCCACCCCACTGGTGGAGTTACCCGTAACGAAATTGCATGCTGCAGGGGCCTGTACGGCGGTGGCCTTGCCACTTGAAAACCTGCGGTCGGGATGGCTCCAGCTGGTCATGCCCTGGTGCTTCCAGTCCCGATTGGTGAGGGCGAACTTCAGCAGCTGGTTGACTACCTCAGTCTCAGACATCTCGAAGTATTCGGCCAGGCCGGCGACTGCTGCCGGCGTCTTGCCAGTCAGGCGCATGGTCTTGACCTTGTTGGATGCCCTGTAGGCACGTTGGCGGGCTGCTGCATCTGCATGTTTGGCCGGGCGGCCCAGCTTGGTGGTGGTGGTGGTGGTGTCGGTCATTTGGTCTGTGTTTCCTGATGTTGCGATAACTGAAGGAAATGAGATACTACCACAGCGCAATTTTGCGTGCAACCCAAAGGAAATACAAATGGCGAAAGTAACTGACGACCCCAGGAAGGAGCAACTACACACCCTGGTCCCTGTGGCCCTGGCCCGGCAAGTAACCAGGGCAGCCAAGCAATGCGAACAGAGCAGGGCAGCCTGGATCAGGGTGGCCATCATGTCTGCCCTGGCAGCACACAAGGCAGCCAAGCAGGTGTCCCCGGACCTGAACCAGGAAGTGGGCCGGGTATGAAGGGCACCCTGAATGAACGCATGGACGCCATCGAGCTCCTGGTGCTGGAACATACTGAACGCATGGACGCCATCGAGCTCCTGGTCAAGGAGCAGGCTGACCTGGGCCTGCACGGCAGGGTCTACATGCTTGAGGAACGGCTGCACAGATTGGATGGTGATCGATGAAGGGCCAGGATCTGGCCAGCCAGGCCATCAAGATGGCAGAAGAGGGGATGTGCGTGTTCCCTGTCAGGGTGGCACCTGACAAGGCGCGACCGGGCAAGCACACCAAAGTGCCACTGCTGCCATGGACCACCCGATCTACCTGCAGCATCACTGCCATTGAGGACATGGACTGGTCCAAGGCCACCCATGTGGGCATCGACTGCGGCAAGTCTGGCATCTGCGTCCTGGACGTGGATGACAAGAAGGCCCTCACCAAGTTCCTGGTGCCCCCGACCAGGATGCAGGAAACCATCAGCGGTGGCCAGCACTGGCTCTACACAGCCCCCAAGCACCACCAGGCCAACACGGCCGGCAGCCCCATGGCAGGCCTGGACATACGGGGGGAGGGTGGCTTCATCGTCTGGTACGGGCAGGGAGAGATGGCAGCAGACGCCATGGAGCCATGGCCCTGGCTGGTGCCCTTTGTCAATGAACCGGCTGCAGGCCTGAAGGGACAGGCCTATGCAGCCAGCCTGGACTACATGCCCAGGGCCATCAATGCCGGGGGCCGCAATCACGATGCCATCAGCTACGCAGGGGTGCTGATGAACAAGTGGCCCCAGGCCAGCCTGGACATCATGCTGGACGCATTGACCGGGCACAGCCAGCTGTGGCACAGCCCACCAATGGACAAGGCCGAGCTGATCAAGGTGGCAGCGTCTGCCATGCGCTGGCGCAAGGAAGTGGACCTGGTGGAACAGGGGCCGGAGTATTACGGGCCGTGGGGCCAGGCACCACGCACCACACCTCCACCGACATTCTGTGGCGAATGGCTGCGCGGCGGCTCCATCACCCTGGTCCATGCCAGGGCTGGCCTGGGCAAGACCAGCGCCATCGGCAGCCTGGTGGAGTGCATGAAAAAGGCACCCACTCACACAGGCCAGTCATGGGCTGGCATGCGCTGCACAGACCCCGGCGACATCCTGTGGGTGAACGGCGACATGGCCCTGTGGCAGCTACAGGAAAAGCTGGGCTACCTGGGAGCATTCGGCACCGGGGTCCAGCTCTGGGACTGCCCCAATGGGTCCCTGCTGGCCAGACCTGAGGCAGTAGTCAATCGATGCATCGGCAAAGGCCTTGTCATATTCGATACTCGCAGCACCCTGTTCCAGATGGCAGACGCCAACGTGGCAGAAGCCTGGGACGCTGTGGCAGCACTGTGCAAACAGGTGGCCCGCAGCACCTGCATGGTGGTCCTGGTGGGGCACTCTGGAAAAGGTGAGGCCGGCACAGCCATGGGCAGCAGTGCCCAGGAATGGTTCGTCGACAACATCATCACCCTGGCCAAGGCCAAGCAGGACCGGCGTATGTCGTTCCAGAAGTCCAGGCTGTGTGCCCAGCCAGATGATTGTGACTACGCCATCGTGGATGCCTTGGACGGTGTCAGGGTCAGATGGGAAAAGGCAATACCATAGGCCAGTGCAATGTTTTTGTTTTTCTGCTACCCTCTAGCACCGGCATCGCCGGGGGGGTCTTCGAAGACCCCCTCCCATGGATGCTAGAGGGGGGGTAGCACTTTGGTAAGTAGGAGTGGTTCGGGCACCTGTTGGGTGCCTCTTTTTTGAGCAGCTTTTCTGCCCACCGTGGCATACTTCGCATGCCGGGGTGGGCAGAGGCAGCAGGCACATGGTTCCGAGTTTCGTCACTGGTGATTGATGGCAACAAATAAGCAAAGCCCATCTTCCAGGGCCATGGACGCCTTGCGGGATGATGGGTGGGTGCCCTGGGTGGTGGAGCGTAGGATTGGCCCCTTCACCAAGGACCTGTACGGCTGCATAGACATCCTGGCACTGCGCCAGGGGGTCACCCTGGCTATCCAGGTCACAAGTGGCGACAACCACGCCGCACGCTCGATCAAGGTGCTGGAGTGTGAACACCTGGCTCTGATGATCGCCGCAGGGTGGCAGGTGCAGGTGTGGAGCTATCGCAAGATGACCAATGGCAGGTACGCCAGAAGGGTGGAGCTCATCAATGACCAGGTCGGCAATAAAGACAAGCGAACTGCTGCAGCGTCTACAGGAGTACGCGTTGAGCGGG